TTAAGTTCTTCTGCTAGGGATCTTAGTTTAGTCATTAGGTTATCAATTAATCTTCGTTCATCTCCACCTTCCATACCTGAAATCATAATAGAGATGTGATCTATAATAACCCAACCTACCCCACAACTTCTCACAAGGTAGCGAATTCTATTTGACAACACTTCACCATCTAAACTCCCCCAATGATCGTATAAATAGATCCTGCCTGTATTTAAAGTCTTCTCCCATATATCCCTTAAATATTTTTCATCCAAATTATTTTGAAGGTGTAGCATTTGGTTGGCTTCGATAGACATGAAATCAACCGCAGCTTGTCTAACAGATTCTTCCAAGGCAATATAGCCTAGAGTCTCTCCCTTGCTGAGAAAGTAAGATGCAATCTCTTTAACAGTTGTGGACTTGCCAACTCCAGTGCCAGCACAGAAGGTAACAAGCTCCCCCTTACGCGCTCCTAGAGTAAGGCTGTTAAGCCCCTGCCAAGGGTACTCCATGTCTGCTGCTTCCATAGGAGTATTAACAAGATCCCAAGTATCTTCTCCTGCTATGATTCCATCAGGTCTATAGACACTAGCCCTGAATATTGCATTTACAACTTCGCTACCTCTGCCTTCTTGGAGCATATCATTTGCATCCTTAAGAGGTAAGGAAGCAATTTTACAGCGTCCTGGTGGAAACAATTCAGCAGCTTTACGAGCACTACTCTTACCTTGAGGATCGTTGTCAAACATTAACACAATCTCTTGAAAGTTTGCCAACAGCCACTCTAAATCTTTACTGATACTCTTACAAGCTGATCCTACACCATTCGCGATAGACACTACAGGATATTTACAGTTGTTGATTTCCGCAACAGACATGGCATCTAACTGGCCTTCAGTAATCACAATGTATTTTCCAGAAGTCCAACACTGCTTACCCCACAACCCAAGACTGCTGGTATCTCCAACAAAGCTAAAGTCGTGTCCCTTCTTACGAATTTGTTGTGCTACCAGTTCTTTGTTACAATTAAAATAGGGAGCTAAATGAATAGTCGTGCCTGAGGCAGTTGTTTTTACTTGGTATCCAAAGAATCTACAGGTATCAATAGAGATTCCTCTTTTAGTAAGGGGCTTGTAGCGTCCACCCATAATAAGTCCTTTAGTGGTTGACTGAGGCACAAACCTAGCAGAATTACTATCACTATGCTCATAATAATCACAGCTTTCTCCAAAGCAGTATGCGTGTCCATCTGGATACCTCCCTAAGTTATCTTTAGAGCCACACTTCGGACATGGCTCGTGTATCACTTTTTGATGAGCTCGTTCATCCATAGTTCAGGTATGCTCCTTTCAGCATAAAGAAACCCATGCTTTTCACACCATGCTGCATACGTTGTCTTTGAGCCTTTATAAAGTTTTTGTCTGGAATTTGTAAATACGAATCGTAAATCTAAATCCGGATATTGCTTTTTGATTAACAGGTGTTTGGTTCTGTCCTTTGCCAAGAACCTACCCTTTGTCTCAATATATATCTTACCTTCTAGAATAAAATCAGGAGTATAATGTCTAGGCTCAGAGATATACTTGATTCTTTCGGTTTCATAAGTCCAAGCTATATCCTTGCAGTGTTCCAACTGCTTTGCTATGGACTCCTCTAGACCACTTCTATACCCCTCTCGTATACCTCTGAGCCTTTGTCTTTTAGTTCGCCACATTACTCTTGATCCTATCCTCTTTTAATCCTCGGAGTAGTTTACTAACTTGAGAAACTTCGTAAAAAACTTCTCTAGGGAAACTCCCTGCTTCAACCATGAACTCCACTTGTATTATGAATTCATATAGCGTTAAATCAGGGAGCTCCCTTACGTTATCCGCAACATCCGCAGCCGTATACTTTTTTAACTCCTCGAAAGAAGGCATCATTAGAAGTCCTCGTATTTATCGTCATCATCATCTTCCTCGATCTCCACAGCCTCCTTACGAGTTTCTTCTTCTACTGCTGCCTGAACAAAACCTTCATCTTCTTGATCCCATTTGACACCAGCCGTATATTCCACCAAGTCAAGCACTCGAACCGCTTTCATTCTCAGAGTAACTCCACCTTGTCCTTGGCTAAACGGAATAGCTTGATATGCGATCCTAAGCTGACTGCCACCGCCTACTTGAGCTCTCATCCTATTTCCCTTAGTGTCTGTTAAAACAGGCTGCTGTTTAATATGATTGCCATTGACTTTAATCATAGCCTTCATTTTAAATTTAACCTTGTAATTACCAGTGGGCTTGTCGTCCTCCCCAAGTTCTTCCTTGATAGGATTGTGCTTGCCACCATTCATTAGAGGGTTAACAATTTTTTCAATGATTGCAGCATCTTTCCTGTTAAAAATAAGATCAACTTGGTAGACCCCATCATCATCAAACCTAGTGTCAGGCTTGTTTAAATGAGGATACGAGGCGATTCCCACAGGTGTAAAATTAATCGGAAATGATTCTTTCTTTTTCATGGTTATATTTCTCCTTGAATAAATTTTTCTGCACCCCCAAACTCAGGGATTTTTTTTAACTTACAATCTATACGCATATTATCTACAACTCCCATAACGTCACTGAATCTCCTTTCAAACTTATGATGATATAAACAATTAAAAACAGAACTGATTATAGCACACTTTTCAGCCTTGGTAAAGCCCTCAAGACTGCTGACTACTAACATCATACCTTCTGATACTCGCTTTGCATCTGTGTTAGCTAAAAAAGAACTCTGCATCTTTCACCTCATTAATATTTAAAGTTCCATACTTCGGTAATTCCGGTAATGCTTCGGTCTGCTCCTCAGAAAACTTGAGAAGCACATCTTCTGAGTAGAGCTCAATAAAAGTTTTTCTCAAGACTGAGCTGAGAATTTCCATATCGCAAGCATGGGTCCCAAACGAATCGTGTATCACAGCAAAGCTCTGAATGTCTGCATAAGCAGCAATAACAGTTTTCATTAAATGACAAGCATCCAAGCTATGCACAAAATTAGGGGCTATTCCATTTGCCTGTTTATGTTTATCCAGCTTGTCGGTTAAACTATGAGCTGAAAACAAAGACACCAGCTTTCCATTTAAAACAGTTTTGACTTGTTTTACCACAGGCTTCATGTACTTTTGTTTGACTATAAAACCAGTGGGAACCGTCCAGTAGATAGGCTTGCCTTCCTTGCTCATTACTTTAGCACAATCCTGGAGCCATTTCATGCCTTCCCTCGCTGACACCACCACATCTCCAATGGAAGCGTAAATATGGTTAGCCAAGTATTTACAATATTTCCAGATGTCTTCATCCTTGTTAACCGTAGGAAACTGAAGCCCCTTATCAAGCTGCTTCTTATATTCCTCATAGAGCTGATCTCTCATTCCATATAAGGTAGCTCCATAAGGAGTTGTCATTACCGGACGCTTGATAAGAGCTCTGTTTATATCCCCTTCCTCTAAGATAGCTTCTGGATCATTCTTAATTTTTTCTTTAACTACCTCTGTCACTATACCATAAATATCCTGAGGGTCATCTGAAGGACACAGGTTTACCGCGACTCCCCCCTTGTGGTCTTTCAGCATAGCTGAGAAATGTTGCAGCCCATTACAGGACCCATCCACAGTAATAGGTAAAGGGCTCCTGTAGTCTTTGTTTTTTTCTGCTTTAACAAACTCAATACAAGCTCTCAGGAATTGCCAAGGTTTATCTGCATCCATCCACCACTTGTTTTCTAGAGGATCTAAACCTATATCCATAATATCCTGTTCATGCAACAGAACCCATTCTACTCGTTCCTCTAGCGACACCTTATCGTACCCATAGCAGTTAGCTAAGTGTACCATCAACCAAGGCTTGCCTGAGTTTCCCATAGGTTTCCCTTTCGAGAACTCCAGCAAGCCTCTGGCTGAGTCTTCCCCCTGAGGATTAAGGAAGGCGGTATTCGCGTAGAGTCTGCCTCTGAAATCCAAGGTATGAGGAAAGTAAAAAACTTTTTCATCCTTGAACTTTCTTGCAGTCCACATGAGCTGACTAAATTGTATTCTTTTGGTTTTCCTTCGGACATTATCAGTGTGCATCAAAGTTGCTCTACGTTTCCAGTTTACTTGTTCTTCTTTAGTTCCCTTCTTAGGATAAGGTTCTTCCATAGTATGTTCATGGAATTCAGGGATCACTTTAGAGCTGGCTTTGGAAGTAAACAAGTGTTCCATAATCTCATAGACTTCCTTGTTGATCTTCCAGCCTGTCTCTTGAACCATATTCACAGCTTTAAATACGTCAGTAGGTTTCGTGGCATTGATAAGCTCAAGATAAGACTGATCCATAGTCTTCACCAAGTTCATGCCTGTATAAGTGTAATAACCTCCTGTATAAACCGACTCCCATTTTCTAGGAGGAATAAGACAAGGCAGCGTTACCGGATTATACAGCTCACAAATAGAATTTTTCTTTTCAATCCACTTAATAGATTCCTCCGTAGCCTCTAACCAATAGATTGTCCTTCTATTTTGTTCTTGTGCAGTACGCAATACAATCTCAAATAGCTTGGTAGCATCACACACTAAGGACACCATCATTTGTCCTAGCCTTACCTTATTTCCAGGTAGCCAGTTTTTCCAGCTAATACCAGCTTTCTTTTCAGAATGAACCAGAACCCTTTTTTGTTTTCGATAGTTAGTAGTCCTTTTGTTTAAGTCTCTTGTTACCACTCCATATAACGCTGGATTAGCTTTCTGGAAGAACCTGAAGCGCGCTTCATCTTCTAAGAAAGCTCCTATCTCATGGGCTATTTTCACCAGCTTTACAGGTGTTGACAAGTGGTTAACACAGGCTTTCAAGCTAAGAAAGGCAATCACATCTGACGGCAGCTCGAATAGACGCGCTATTGCGTCTGTTGAGTGTGTTGTAGGTGATCCAGTATTATACTGTTTCTTTAGCTCAACAATCTCTTTTTCTATTTTACCCACACCTTTCCTGAGGAACTGGATTCCAGCAGGAGTTGTGGACTCGTGCTTACCCTTCTTAGCTTGCCTGTTCTCCTCTCGAAATCGTTTGACTCCAAGAGCTACCATTTCATCTTCTAGGTCTTTTTGTCTTTGAAACATTTAGACTCCTATACAGTTCTCTTGAGTACATAGCAGTAAACACAAAGTCTCCCACCAAGAACCCATACTGCTTGGTAAACACCCACCAAGACAAGAAGCAGAGGTTACACAGGATTCCTGAATACAGAGCATACTTAGCCTGTCTATTAATAAGCCTGACAGACCAAGCAGCCCATACTGTTAAAGTAAACTCTACTGTGTAATTGATAATCATTTTCTGTACGTTTTTTTAGTTGTAGCTCTCCAAGGACCTCTTACCATGACAGGATAATTAGTGTCTGTTAAATAACAAACTTCCTGCCCCATAGACATATCATGGTAAACCGCCCACCCTTCCTTGGTAGGCTTGGTGTGGCAAGGAACCTGAATAGAACTATAACTGGCCTTTACTCCAGACTTATAAGTCACCACCAGTTGATTAGGAACTTCATTGATTCCCCAGTGGGCTCCTTCAGAAGCTGGAGGTATTAACAGAGTTAGTGTAATTAGGATTTCATTCATCTTCTTCAGTTACTATATCTAAGATTTCACCCATCATCATTTCTCCTGTCTCCATGCCTTTTTTATAAGCTGTCTCTAGCTTATACAGTAGATCAGGTCTGCGAATAACAATTTCATCTTCATGTAATGTTACTTTCTTTGTATTAGCCATGCTGCCTCCTTATGTTAGTCTAGTTTGCCACAGTTTTTATTGGTTGGAGTACAATGCTCAAACTTCCAGTTATCCATTACTGTCGTATCTGGTTTATGGTAGTACCACCCAATAAACGCCACTGTAAGAACAAGAACTGCTACAACAATTTGTAAACCTTTTGTATTCATGTCAAACTCCACAGTATTAAAGTTTTTATTAGTGTACTCTATTTGTCTACTATATGCAATAGCCTATTTTAGTGTTCTCTTGATATTGAGCTCATGCTTTAGTTCTTTAACCTCCTGAGCTATGTCCTCCTCATCTCTAGCTTCCAACTCAGCCCAACTTATGTATTGAGTCAATTCTCCCTTTTTATTATAAACTTTAACTGGATAAATCTTAGCTGCTCTTTCGCTACGAGGTACATACATAGTGTTACTCCTTTAGTTAGTTATAAGCTTATATAGACTAATATAAGTCTACATAAGAAGTATAGATTATTACTAGTGTTACTATTAGTATACTAGTATCTCTCTGAGTTATCCCTCATGTTAACTGGTAGTAAATCCAGGATTTCCTTGGAAATATACTTAGTGTACCATTTGGCATTTATACGGTACGCGAGTTTCTTAAGGAAATCCTGTATTTCAAAGTATCGGACCCTATAGTCTCCTTTCTTTATCCTTGTTCTTTTCACCGGATAATCCAAAGTGACTACATAGTCATACTTCCTGCCCTCTTTATACAACAGTCCTAGCCTGTATCCTTGTTGATAGATGCTCACTGGTTTCATAAATAGTTATCCTTATTGATATATGGATTAATAATGTCATCTTCTCGTTTATCGTTGTAGTTCTCCTGAACCCCTCGGCCTACCATGAGCTTCTCTGAGATGTCAGTAATGTCACAGCCTAGGTCATAGATCCTATTAGCAAAATTGTTAACTCTTAGCCCATCTTCGTCCGACTCAGGTGCATCTAATTGGTCAGGCAAGTCGTTTTCAGCTATCTCAAGTTTCAGCTTATCGGTTAAATCTTCTAATTGCTGCAACCTATCCCAATACTCGTTATCTAAGTTTTGCATTACTTACCTCCTTTATGTTTTTTATTTCTTCATCTCGTAATTCTATATTATGCTCCTCCATCCACACTTCTTTGATTACTTCAATTAGGTCTGCCTTGCTGTCTGCTTCAAGACCTTCTCCACTCCAAGTTACCTCTATGTCATATTCCCATTCTTTTACTTGCATTTCTTTTAGCTCCTTTAAAGTTAGTCTAGTTACATAAAATTCATCTGGTAAATCTTTTCTAATGTACTTCTCTAGTTTACTCATGCTAACTGTGATCTCCAATCTAAACCAATCCAACCACTACCAGTATAGCCTTCACCATCACTCTTAGATGAGTCTAGGTAGAGCCTAACGTGTGTAGCGTGTTCTAATGGTAGGCTTTGGTCAAAGTGTCTAAGATCAAGCCCATCATCTCTGTTCTGAGGTGCTCTAGCTCCTGAACCTCGGACTCGTACCTTGAATCCTTCAGTTTTCCCTAGTTTTCTTAGAGATTCAATAAAGGCTTTAGCTTCCTCGTTATACTTAATTTTCATCATGTATCGGTATGGATTACTCATTTTATACTGCTCCTTTTCTTAAGGATTCAAAGATATGGGCTATGACGTTTATCGTCCAGCCGTTGCCTAACATTTTGTAACGCTGAGTATTGCTTATCTTTACTTCTTTTCCATCTCGTATGCCTTTACTCGTATAGTTATCTGGTACAGTCTGGAGTCTCTCACACTCGATAGGAGTGAGTTTTCTCCATTGTAGAGGTGGCACATATACTTTAGGTTCTCTGTGTCCTCCTCCACAGGTTGTTAGTGTTGGTGCTTTACCTTCAGGACTATAAACTCTTTTCAGAATATCTCTCCCCTTTATATCAGCTTCTCCTACTTGAATACATCTGTTAAAAACTAATTGCCTTCTGTGCTTCTCAAAGTAAGACTTAAGGTTGCCACCTTTGAAGTAATTAGCATCTAGACAATGTGATTTATCGCGATCAACTTGTCCAGTTTCTAGGATGTCTTGGAGCTTAGTTTTACAAGGTGTCCACGCATAAACTGGTATGTTAGTCCAATAAAGCCTTTGTCTATTCTGAGCTGAGAAGTCAGCAGAGTTTATGAAGATAGGCTGAACCCCTAGTAAGTCTGAAATAATATCCTGATATTCTTGCTTCATCTTTACGTTTTCCATAAAGAAATATTCAGGATTGCATATCTTAATAGCTTCTACTGCTTTGTAGAATAACCTTGACCTACTACCTTCTAATCCTGCTCCCTTGCCACTAAATGAGACATCTTGACATGGTGAGCCAAAACAGACTAGGTCAATGTTCTCTAGCTTGCTAAAGTCAACTTTTGTCACATCTCCTAAAAAGATAGTCTCAGGAAAATTGTATCTTGTAACAGACTGAGCGTATTCGTCAATTTCACACGAATAATACTTGTCTACTTTAAGGCCAGCTTTTTGTAAAGCCAGTTGACCTCCACTCATTCCATCAAACAAACTGAGTACATTCATAATTGCTCCTATGGTTAATATTTAGTTGCCTCTGTAAGCTCCTGAGCGTCTCCTGAAAGCCTAAATAAGCCTATAATCTATACACCCTACCAGTGATTATAAAGTATAGGCTTAAATCGGATTTCAAGCGTTTAAGTCAGTAAGTACATATTCACCACTATCAATTTTAGCTTGCGTTTCTTTTGTGGTTTCACCTAAAAACTGGCTTCGGTATTTACTGGTAGTTCTGCTATAATTCCAATTCTTTTTATCTAATTCAACTCTACATGGAGCATAAGTATAATCAATATGAACTATCGTGGAACTGTAAGACTGAAAATAATTATGCTTTTGATTGTATAATTCAAACTGGTTTGCTACAGGTATACCTTTATTTGATAATAAATTTCTTACTTTCATTTTATTTACTCCTTTTTATTATTAGCATCAAGGTCTGAATTAACCTTATTGAGCCTACCAACGTGAGCTGATAGACTCTAAAGATTAATCTTGACCAAACATCACCTTAAACATATCGGACGTGTTTCCCTGTTTAAATAGCTTATCAGCTCTTTTAGAGCGTTCAAATACTTCTTGTTTGTTATGCTTAGTTTTTAGGTATGTTTTATACTCATTAACATCCTTAGCAATTTCTTCTTTTGTTCTGTTATCAGTTTTCATTTTATTTATCCTTTTTGTTATCATCAAAAATCCATAATAATTGTGGAAGACCTAAGCCCACCAATAAAACTACTGATACGATTATAAATATTGTTTCGATCATTTTGTTAAATCCTATTTTTAGTTAAGTCTAAAATTGTATATTCTAATGCTTGACTTGCTGATTCAAGCTCTATCTCAATGTCTTCAATTTTAGATTCATGGTCAATATTATCATACTCTAAATTAAGGTCTTTTACTTTAGTATCCAATAAGTCACTTACGATAGAACCTAGTTGTGTTAGTAGTTTAAGTTTAAGTAGTTTTCTATCTTCTTTATTCATGTTTAATCCTTTCGTTAAGTTTTTCTGTAAATTATCAAATATTGAATTAGTTGTCAACAATAAAGTTAGAGATCTCGAACAGATATTTGGCTCAACCTGGTTAACCGCAGCAATTACAATGTGTTAGCTATTGAAAAAAAATAAATACAATTAGTTTAATGAGTGTTAACATCTCGAACACAAGTAAAAAAATGAATATACCCCACCCCACTTTGATGACCCACCACCACCACTCACTTATTGTTGACTTGTGGTTGACCATGAGTTGACAAAACTTTTAGTTAGCAATGAGTCAACAATGGATCGCGCTGTGTATATATGAAGGACCGGATGGGGGAATTTTTTTTCTGCGTCTCTATCGTATACCCATTCACATTTTTCTAACAAAACTTTTGGTCAACTTGAGCTTCCTCAAAGTATTCATCGCATTGATAGAAAAACTCTGCTAATTCTTCCTCCGGATCAATCAAGCGGATCACTACATCCATCCCACCGCCTTCCCATTGGACGTTCTTGTCCATATAACCCTACTTACAGCCAACTAAAGCCCCCTATTAGGAGGCAATAGTCAACTATCAGCTAATAAGTCCTAAGTTT